CTGGTGCCTATTAATGTGTTTTTAAAGCAGGATTGGGCGGAATTTAGGGTCTGTTTGAAAACATTCAACAGCAAAGATGTAGAAATTAAGCATGGTCCTTACATCAGTCTTAAAGAAATAGCACAGAAACGCAGTAAAAGACGTAGTATTACGCTTGTTCGCAAAGTAAGTTAAGATTCACCACTACCAATTGACTATAAGCGATCGCATGAGCGGCCTTAAATGCGTACTCACCATCAACCTTATCCCAAACAGTTTTAGCAATCTCTTTCCAAGTCTTGCCTATTAGGTGTCTCTTTGCGGGTCTGATCACTGCTAGGAACATGGCCAGTCTAGGAATCGTATCCACAGGCTCTGGCATTTTAAGCAAGGTATCATAATGATTATTAATATGGATTAACTGCGCACATATTGATGGATCATAGAGTTTAGTCCAATCAGGAGCCTGCATTAATTTTACTAAGTGCTCTTCACTCTTGACCTGTTTGTAGACATGTACGTTAAGCAAGTCTAGTTTCATATAGCCACGATCCTCAGCAACTTCATAGTCTAAACTAGCTGATCCTGAGAATGGATCTACAGGTATATCAGTAGCATAAACACCTGTGTTATGACGAACTAATTTACCATCACGCAAGATACTAGCTGGCGTGACATCTAACAAGTTCAATACCTGTTCACGATCCGCAAAGTCTATGTCAATGTCTGATTTAAATTTCATAGGTATTCTGGCGGAATGAAATCTGGACCAGGAGTGCCTGGTGCTATGCCTATACTTTCTTGTGGTTGTTGTAGAGATATTTCAATCCTATCTATTTGTTCTCTCAACCTAGAGACATCATGACTGATCAGCGTGACTTCATTGCGTAACAACAGCAATTCACCCTTAATTTCATCAAACAATATTCTTAATTCGTCAGCTATCATAATTGATAATTTCCAAAAATTTTGATGATTTCTTCAAGTTCTTGTTTCATGATTGAGTTAACATTTAGCAACATAGCTTTATTATGATACGCTATCTGTTGACATTTGTCAAGCTCATTTTGCGTCCAGGGCATGGAATTTATATGATTAAGTATGTCAGCAACGGCCTGCATCCTTTCATGCATGTCAGCGATATCATCGTAGTCTTCTGGCCAAAGATCGCTGTAGGTTTTAAATCCTAGGGTCTTGAGATTTTTTACATAATGATAAGAACCAAAAACAACAAATGGTATGCCTGTCAACAATGCTTTGATGGTTTTTTCTGTCAAGTGGAATTCATCATGATCGTAAGCCATAGTTTCGCTGACCAACAATATCCGTGATGCATTGTAGATGTTAATTGGTATGCTGGTACTAATGGTATAGAATTGTTTGATTGGAATCCATGGATTAAAATTATCAAAATTAATCTTTATATCTAATTCTCTACTGGGTTGGCCCAATTCTCGACCGTCAAAGTTTAATATATAGTTGTCAAATGTAACTGTGTCTTGTATGATCCTAACTAGATCTGTGCGCCAATTCCTGTTATTTGCAGTGCCAACGAATGCACAAAACGTCATGGGTTTATCTAAACTAAAAATATAATCTTTGTCTTGGAAATAGTCTATTAGATTATGCGCTGTTGCACGTTTGGTGTAGTCATATAAGAAGTAACTATAATGTAATATCTTATACTCGATACCAAAATCAAATTTTGATTGATTCCAGGTACCGTTAGAAACAAAGACATATTTCTTATCTCGTGGGTAATTGTAAAAGTTGAAAGATACGTGAAATCCTTCTGTAGGCATTTCAATGAATATGGTCTTGTCTGGAGATTTACGTATGGCCTCTAGATCATAGTAAGGAATCATAGCCACACCATTGGGATCAGCAACAAAAGGATTGGCCACTATTTTACCTGTGGTTAATGATTGATATTGGCAGTAAGCATCTAATGCCAATATGATTTCGTTGAATACATTGTTATTACAGTTGATAGGGATCACAATCTAGCTTCTTTTAAAATACTTTTGATCCATTCAGTATCTGCTACATAGTCTTGGAAACGTCGTTGCCAAAATTCTGGATCTATCCAAGGTAGTATCAATCCAATCTGTTCGTCATTGAGTTGTTCAAGAAACTCCACACCCGTAACACAATTAAATACAATCCAAGGACTAACGCGGCCATTGGCAATATGATGACAAATCCTATTTGGATTACCGTATCTAAAATAGTCTCTAAACCCGTTAGCAAACTCTTCATGTTCATCTGCATAATCCTGCATCTCCTTTAGTGCTCGTTCTAGTGCATCTTGTACTGCTTCTTTACGCATATAGCCTCGTAGATATTCTAAGTAGACCTTTTCATGGCACCAATGATCGAGTTTTTTGTTTTCTTTGATAACCCAATCAATGAACATCTTGGGATTGACTGCACGTATATTGACCATGTGACGACCAAATTTGACAAAGGCTTTGTAGTAAGGACTGGCCACAAAATCAGCATATGACTTCATCTTAGCTGAACCTTGTGTCATTTCATAGAAACGCAAGTATGCCTGTAAGCCAAACTGTACACCAGTTTCTTTTTCTTCCTGCCAGCGTCGTTTTACTTCACAGAGATGCACCGCAAGGCTAGATTCTTTGCGGAACTCTTTTTCACAATATCTACACTTATAGCTCGGACTTGATTGTTTTGTCGTCGTATCCGAGACTGCGTGCATATTCTGCAATAGCTCGTTTGTCATTGATTTTTGCCAATAGATCTATTTCATCTGTTTTCATATTAGGAAATAATTTAGCCAAGAACTTTTGACTTTTGTTATCTCCTTCTTTCTTTTTACTCTTTAGCCAATAGTGGAATTGATTTCCCATCTGTGGGCTGACTGTAGTACAGGCCAACCATTGTAATTTAGGATGCCTATTCAATTCAAAGAAATGTTTATTTACATTTTCGTTGGTAGCCATTAGATAATAGGCCTGCATGTCAGCACTGCCTGACACATTAGCACCATATTTTAACATGAGATATGTTGAAAACTGTTTTTTCTGTTCATCGGTAAACTTGTCATAGTACGCACGATCCTTGCGATCAAATGCTGCCATTTCATTACCAATGTATAATGGATCTGGATTACTCATCTTTTATTATTAAGTGAATGGCCGATGATATTAACTAAACTTTCTAGCTGATCGATCCTAGCACGCAATCTATCGATGATATCCTGTTGACGGTGTACAAGATCTTGTAATTCAGCGAATGCGGCTGCGCTTTCCTTTAATTTCTTTTCATGGCTGAACAAGTTTGGACGGACGATATTTGGGTCCATTACTCGTTTCTTTTTCTGTTTAAATTGTTTTGGGTTAAACATCATTATGTTCCTCAGAGAGCTTATATATAATTATACATTTTTCTACAGCTTCTGTCAAGGCTGGATTTAGGTTACGTTTTGAATATATTTCATTCCACATGCGTTGTTCGATCCGTTCTCTGGCCTGCCAACTCTGCCCAATCATCACACGAGATTCGATCGGTGCACCAGCTTCACGAGCATAGACAGTATCTCCACCATCTGGGCTTTCGTATATATAGGTCGCGCCTGGTTTCAGATTACCCATTACCAATGCCTTATGACACCTGCTATGATAAACAGGTTAGTGATGATATAAAACAACACGATCATGGTACGTATAAAAGCGATACGATCAGCTTCTTGATCTGTGCGTCCTTCTTTTTGTCCTAGGGCTTTAGCCCAAATGCGCCAAGCGTGATTCTTTACCATATTTTGCTGTAGTCTACTACTTCGCTCTGACGGCTGATATCCTTGACAAAGAATGCACACATCGGATGATCACCTTCTGTGATAGGAACAGCCAACATCTGCCCAGGTTTGAGTTTTGGAAAGTACCATTTAACGTCTTGATAGACGTCTACTATTTCGATTGGGTGGAACTCAGGTTTAAAACTACCTAATGGATTGAATGTGAATACGTTAAATCCTCGATCATTGATTGATGTTAAAGGTATGACTTCTAGGTCACCAAAGTCTGGTTCACCGATCAGTATCTGCCAATCCACAGGCATCTTGACTAGGTTACCACCAATGTTTAAGACCAGGGCTGGGCTATTAAAACTTTCCAGGAAGATCAGTGGAATAAAGAAGTAATCAGGATTCTTTGGATCACTATTATCTAATATAGCAAAACGTAGATCCTCGACTTCATCAGGTATCTCATTCATCTCATATGCGGTGTTTTCTAGGGTTAGTATGTAAATTTTTTAGTAC